AGAGGTACCTAGTCTATTATAATTATCAAAATCCATGTATGACCTATAGGATCCTTGCCCACCTCTATAAGTAATAGATGTGTGAGCATCTTCGACGTGCCTAATGGATATACCTGGCATATCTGGATTAGCGTCTCTTCTACCTGTAGCAATACTACCGATAAAATCATATCTAGGAGTGCCTTCCCAATCATAAAAAAATATATTATTTCCTTCCAATTCTATTGCTTTTTTATCGCTTTGATAAGTAGCAAAATCCCCTCGGATATGCAAATTTTGCCCATCAAATAGGAAGTTAAAGTTATTTATATCATCACCTATGAATAGCGTTCCATTTGTTAAGTCAAAGGTTACTTTCCCCCCTTGTAAAAGACCTGTTTTAACAATACCAGCATCTAATGTTCCACTTGTAATATAGTCAGCCACTATAGACCCGTCTATAGTCATAGCAGTACCAAATGGACCATTATATCCATTTTGAGAAAACCCTACCCCATCTTTGTTTATTCTTAAAATATTTTTAGCAGTTTGTATGTCGTCAGTATCCATATAGAGCGTTTCATAAGGCTTTCCTTCTGCATTGAATCTTTCTATCTTATAGCCACCTTTAGTGCCAGTTATTATATCGGTGGCATTATCAATTGCTTTTTGCATAGAACTAGTAGCATTGGCTACTTCGTTGTCTACATAATCCTTTTCTTTGTTACTATTATCTGATAATCTTTCTTTAAAACTGCCTACCTATATAGTTTCATATTTGTTTTTTAAAGCATCATAAGTGACCTTTATAACTTTCGATTTAACTCTTATATTTAGTTCGCTAACATTTATATAAACAGTATCATATAAATCTAATTGTTCAAGTAATTGGAAATCCTTGTATTGGTCTGTTTTCGATAGTTCTACAAAATCAACTTTGTAATTAACCTTTGGTTCGTCAACCTTGTAAACTTCGTATAATTCGGCACAATGCCCCCTCATTAATTCGTATATCTCTTCAAAGTCTATATCTTGTTCTTCTCCTTCTGCACTTTCATACCCTTCTGGTAAATTCATTCTAGTTTCACGTACTATAGGGTCTCTATATTTATCTATTAATGAGCTATCAATGTATTTTTCTGGCAAAGGATAAACAACTTGGTTAATAACTACTGTCGGGTATAACCTTGTGACTACTTCTGTCGTATCTATATCTTCTTCTATACCGATTAAATTTTTACCAAGTCTTACCTCATATCCTCTATCCATACCGCCTTGTGCCTTCATTTGTATGTCGTAGTTATCCCTTATTACTTCTCCTCCCCATCTGCTTACAAATGAGTTTTCTTCATCACCAATAAGGCATTGTATAGGGTTTTTTCTGATGTAGTAAGCTGTAGATGTATCCTTGATATCAGAACTACCATTAAAATTATGAGGGTATTGAGTATTGTCAAGTATTATTTTTATAGCGTTAGAACCTGATGTTTCTGTAGGCCTTATATCTTCGATAAAGTTGTCCAATAAGTCATAAGTTATGTGCTTTGCATATACCATTATTCCATTTAAAGTTTTAGTCACTCTATAAATTCTGAATAATTGTTTACCTCTATGTGTATTGCACTTTATGACGTTACCTTCTTCAAGTTCTTTAACTTTATTACGAGGATATTCTAATTCTAATTCAAACATCCCGTTCGCTTCTTCTATTATTTTGGCAGATATAGTATCTTTTAATGAAATTCCTATGTGATTAAAATTCGTTTCAAATTCATTATATAAACTAATCAATGTATCACCTCCTATAAAGACCTCCAACGTGGGATTATTTTTATCTTTTCCACATTACCTTCCCATGCAATATTTGTTTCTCCAGTATTAAAAATCGGGTACTTTTCACTATGAAATTTAGTATTTTGAGACAAAGTATCTCGATAAACTACTTCTAAAAAACTATCTATAACAATATAATCTTCAACATCCTTAATATCATAAAAATCGCTATTAATCTTTAGTGTTATATCACCTGTACCAAAAATAGTTATTATAGGTTCTGAATAGTACGTGCCAGGATTAATTAATTTAGTTTTTGTGTTTTTTGTTATTATTTCTTTTCCCGAGTCAAGATAAAAGAAAGGGTCAATCTTAAAAGAAACTCTAAAATCTTGTACATCCTTTGCAATTTCTTGATAATCAAGTCCAGAAAAAATACTAGCATAGAAAAATCCTCCTTTATCTATGCTAGTTCTTAGCTCTCCTCTTCCTCTTAACCATGCGTTTATCTTGTTTATTTGTCTTAAGTCTTTAACTGCAATTATCATTTCTCTTAAATAAGGTTTATACTTATCTGTGTGGTTGATAAGCTCTTCATTTCTATAAGGTATCTCATCTACTTCTATTTGTTCCTCTGCCCTTTGCCTTCTGCCTAAATCACTTACAAGGAGGTCGAATTCTGTACTAATTATATCTTTAAATTTAAACCAATGCATCTAATGACCTCCCTCCCTTACTATTTAATATTCTTTCTATTTCAAATTGTATTTTCTCTATTAAATCTTGTATATCTAAATCGCTATCATTGTTAATAAATTCTTTTATTTCAACTTTTACTATTACATTTCCACCATCATTTTTAGTCTCTACATTAGCAAAACCTAGCTTTACAAGAGTATCTGCTAATATATCCGATAATTTTTCAATTGGTAATACTGCTTCTGCCCCAGCTTCGCCGACTCCTTGTATCCCTTGATTAGTATCAAATATCGTAGGCCTTGTAAATATAGCTCCTTCTTTATTCCAATCCACTCCAATTTTTGGTACACTCGGGGGTTTTATACTAAAATCACCCTTGATAGAGAATTTAGGGACTTTAGGCTTTGGAATTTTAATAGGCTTGATTTTTAACTTTTCAAAGAAACCTTTTATTGCTTCAATTGCTTTACTTATTATGTTTTTTGCTTCGTTAACAGGTTTTGTCATTGCTGTTTTGATACCGTTCCAAACTGTACTTGTTACTGACTTTATAGCATTAAATACACTAGTTATTACAGATTTTATTCCATTTACTATACTAGTTATAACTGTTTTTATCCCATTCCATACAGAACTCGTTGAAGTTTTTATCCCATTCCATATATTTATTACTACTGATTTAATTGTATTAAATACAGATGTAATAACCCCTTTGATTGAGTTTACTATATTTGTTACTATTGATTTAATAGAGTTCCATACACCTAATGTTACTGTTTTAATTCCATTCCAAATTTTAGTTATTATATTTTTTATTACAGTCATGATAGTTGTGATTACTGTCTTTATGGCATTAATTGATGTTGTTACTATTGATTTAATACCTTCCCATACTGGGATCACATAATCTTTTATGCCATCCCAAATAGTCATCCAAACACTTTGTATGACTCCTAACACAGTTCCTATTATTCCTTCTATTATAGCTAACCCTGACATTACTATTGACTTTATTATTTCCCAAGTCATTTTAAATGGCCACGTAACAACTTCCCAAGCAGTTACAAAAAATGTAGCTATCGCACTCCATACTGTTGATATTAAATTCCCTATCCATTCTATTGCAGTACTAAAAATATTTTTTATGCTTTCCCATAAATTAATAAACCACTCACTAATCGGCTCCCAATTGTCTACTATTGTATAAGCTAACGCTGCTAATGCTCCTATAATAGCAACTACTGCAACAAGTGGCCAATTCATTAGTGCAAATGCTCCTGTTAATAATTCAATAATAGGGATTATAACACCAAACGCAACTCCTAAAGTTCCCAAGACAATTCCAATCGCCTTAAAAGCAACAGAATTTTCCTTCACAAATTCTTTTAGTTTACTCCAACCATTCCCCACCTTCTCTAACACATCAGGTAATTTTAGCAACGCTTGTTCTATGAGATTTAGAGCATCAATTACTAACCCCTCTTGCACTTCTCCCATTGATAAAAGAAATTCTTCCCATGCAGACTTTACACGTGCCAATGCTCCACCCATACCACCGTCCATGGTTTTTTGCATGTCTTTTGTAGTACCATCTGCATTTTTAATTGCATTAGCCACTTTATCATATTGTTCCTCTGTTGCTTCTAAGAGCGGTAACATTGCTTTTGCTCCAGCTTGTCCAAATAATTGATTAGCATAGTATGTTTTTTCTTCGTCTGTTAATTGAGAAAAAGCCCCTCTTAAATCTCCTAAAACGTCATTAAACGGTCTTGCTTCTCCCGTTGCCTCGTCAAATAACGACACATTTATACCTGTTTGGTCATTAAGACCCGATATAGCTTTCGTTACATTTGGGGTCTGACTACTCATCTTCATAAAAGCACTATTTAATTGAGTTCCTGCAAGACTACCCTCTATTTCATTATCTGCAAGAACACCAAATGCTAAAGACATATCTTCTACGGAGTAGTTTAGTCCTTTAATCATAGGAGTAGCTGCTTTATATGATTCACCTAGCCCTTGTATATTTGCAGCACT